GGTCAAGAATACGGTATTCACAATTTGCAAACGATTGTCTTTACGGAACTTGGGAACAATTTCCATAGCGGCAACAACAGCTTCATTCAATGGAGTACCAGAAAGACCGAACCAGTCAGGTTTGACACAGTAACGATTATGGAAAGCCAACAAAGCAGAAGCGGCATATGAATATTCGCTTGCTGACATACGACTAGACAACAGATTCATCAAAGAGAATTCACCCAGTACCATATCATCTTTCTTAGGATGAACACGGGCATTTTTGTCATATGCTTGTGTGAAAGCATAAACATCATAAGGAATGTTAACTTTCTTACAGAACATAACCAGATTCAACAATTGACGGATGGTGTTATCAATGTGGTTGTGCATTGAACCAGACCAGTCAATGAACATAACCAAGCCGTGAGACTTGCCGTTAGGTACAACTGAAATCTTCTTGAAGATATCTTCACTAAAACCATAAGAATAGATTTTAGACATATTCAATTCACCAGTTTTGGCAACGGATGCACGTTTCATTTGATCCGCATTTTTACGCAGTTCAAATTCTTTCACCAAGTAACCAACAACTTTCTTGGATTCTTCACGCAACTTTTGATAGGCCTTTTTATCGGCACCATTGCGGCCATCAGGCAATTCATAACCACCGTTGACCCATTTGGCATGGTCAACTTTGGTTTGCACATCCAAACGATAACGATTCCACAGCAGTTTGTGGTCAACAATAATTTCGTCAATCTTTAACTTGGGAACATTGCCATATGCATATTTACGACCATCATTTGAGAACAATTTGTGTTCATTCCTGCGGAACGCTTCATCGGTGTGAGAAATGGGAGTCTTGGTGTTAGCACCGGATTGACCGGCAGCACCTTTAGTCTCATTTTTCGTCTGTCCGTCATCACTAGATTCTTCTTTTTGAGATTTTGCATCACCATTAGAAGATTCTGATTGTCCTTCAGAATTATCCGATTCATTTTTTTGGCCAGAATCACCATTTTCAGCAGATTCACCATTTGGATCGCCAGGTTCTGTTTCATTTCCGTCTTCATCATACTCATAATCATTAGGATTTGTAGGACTAGGACGATTTTTTTCTTCTTCCGTCATGTTATCGCAGATTTTTTTAGCGACACGCATAACATCATCATAGGTTACAGTGTTTTCCACTTCATCCAAGATGATTTTTTCTTCATCGGAGAACAAAATACCAAGGTCAACACCGCCTTTGCAATACAAATTGATGCGGTCAATGAAGTTTAATTTGTTCAGGTCTTCATCTTTGGTGCCAAAAAAGTCTTTTTCAAGCAAATCCTTGTATGCACGAATGAAGGACTGGCGCAAACCAGGATATTTTGACTTGATTTTGCGTTCGATGCGAGAATCTTCAACAACATTCAGCACGGACATAGACATTTTTTCTTCAAATGCCTTTTTAAGACCATCCAATGGAGTAAAAAGTGCGTGGCCGACTTCATGACCAATGAAAAGGTCGTATTGGTCGTTTGTAATGTCTTTGTTTAGAACAGGAATAGTCAAAACACGATTCTGAACATCAAAGGATGCAGTAGAAACGTTGCGTTGTTCAATGTGAAGATTTTCGGTGGCCATGAGTTTGGCCAAAAGTGACTTGGATTGAGTAAGTAACATAATAAGTCCTAATGAATATGTATGTATTATACAATAATTCTAGGTTTTGTCAAGTGGTGTTGTATTTTTACAACTAAATTTCAGTAATATAGAGACAACCGTCTTTTACTTCAAGGTTTAGTTTAGTTCCTTCTACCCATCCAGTAATTTCAATTAGTTCCGGAGGAAAAGTTAGAATTCCATCGCCGGATCCGTCTGGAGCATCTTCAATAATTGCTGGCCAAGAACGGTCATTCATATTGATGTTTAAGTTTTTCATAATTTTCTTGGTCCTGCTCAAATTGAGTGAGATTGGCCCACATTTTAGTGACTTCAATGAGACTTTTGACTGCATCTTGGTCAATCTTGAGTGGTTCCATCAGTCGGTTGTCACTTTGCGTCAAAAATTCTGTCATTTTATGCATCTCCGTTCAAATAATGCGACAAATTGCGTTTATGCTTTTCTTTACGTGCATTAAAAACGACAGGTTTATGCACTTGAACTGGTTTGATTGGTGTTCGACACACCGGACGTTGTAGTTTTACTGTAAAATTGAGTTTTTTCATTATCGCCTCATGTTTGAAATGTCTTTTGCTTGTTCATCCGTAAAAACCGGCACTGCATTGCTCTTATGCATGGTTGCAATACCTTTCATTGCGGTTCCTGTATAGACTTTTGGTGCAGATTTTGTGGCAACACCAAGTCCTGTATCTAAAGATTCGATTTTACGGGTTTCCCGAACAAAAACACCAGTGACAACTGGACTTTTGATTTCCGGTTTGTGAGTAAATTTACTCAATGATTTAGGTTTCATATCCTCAATGGATTTCAACCAAGCATCATACTGAGCTTGTTGGGCCTTAGGCACTTTGCGTTTTTTTGACTTAGGAATACTACCGTGAATAAACATAAAATCTCCATACAAGTCTTGTATTATACGGAGATTCCAGTTTTTGTCAAGCCGAGTGTTGTTTTTTTACAACATCATTTTCTGTGCTTACGACTTTCTTGATACCAGTCGTAATCATATGAATCAAAATGTTTTGCCTGTTTTTTTGATTCTCTTTGTTTGTCTCGCTGTTTACGGTCATATGTATTTGCTTTAAATGCATAATCATCGTTGTAGTCTTTTTCCTTGCGAAACTTTTCTACATATTTTGGCACTTACTAACTCCTTATTATGGCAACATCGCCGGGAATGCTTCTTTAACAAATTTGTAATCTAAACCAGTAACACCCAAGTCTTTATTGAAAATACCAATAACAACTTCAGCTTCTCTTGGTTCTAAATTTTGTAAATATTCAACCAATAGTTGTTCACGCTTTTTTGGTGTCAATTTCTCAGCAGTCGGATCACCACGGCGGAACATATACAATTTACGGATCTCGGTTGAAAGTTGAGCATAACCCATTCCAGCAGGAATAGATTTTATCTGATATCCTTGTGGAATTTCATGATTCAACCATTGGTATTGAGGATGAAATGCCAATTCCAAAACTTGAACTAAGGTTTTACTCAAATTTCTTTCAATTACAGACATTCGTTCTTTTTTGTTTTTAGCCAATTCAAATTCGTCAAAAACTTCATACATATTTTTCATTAAAAATCCTCAATCACATCCATAAGATTGGTTAGTTTATATTGAATGAAATAATTCAACATCTTCTGCTTATTTGCAGGTTTAGCTTCTTCGTAAGTATTTATAATTTGCTCTTTAATTGCAGTAGGAATACATGTCAAATCGATTAGTGTTTTATTACGAGAATAACCAATTTTTGCGTTTTCATCAGACCAATCTTCGGCTTCTTCTTTGAGCAATTTTTCAAGTAAACCTTTGGTAATAGGTTTTTGTCTCAAATCACGAACAAAACAATCACTAGGTGAAAAGATGTTGGGAATACCGTCACCTTTATCACCACGGATAATTTTCTCTTGGAGTTCCATCATTGGATTCTCCGACTTGAGGTATTTCTTCAGTGCAGGATTGTATTGTTTGACATTGCTGCCCCATCTTTGCAATTGTAAGAAATCTCCATCACTGGAAAGGATAAGAATCTTTTCGTGTGCTGCATGGCGAGGAACCAAAGTACCAATGATGTCATCAGCTTCAGCCAACTCAACATCAATCACTTTGTAAGGAAAGTTTTCTTTCAATTCTTGTTTGAACTTGGCCAACATGTCAAAAATAGCATGCCAATCCAAAGGAGATTTTTCACGGGACTTTTTACGACCAGCCTTGTAGAATGGAAAGAACTCCTTGCGCCAATATTTTCGGTTGTCACAACAGAGTACGACTTCACCGTATTCTTTACGGAATGTCTTGAGGTGCATTCGGAGGATATTAAGAACCAGATGGCGGACTAAACCTTCTTCTAGTTTTACATTTTTTTGGTTTGAGATTTGAGCCATGAGTCCTGCTAAGAGAACTTGGTTCAGGTCAACGAGAATCATTATGAATCCAATAATTTAAAATTCTATCTTAACACACTTCTTTGAATTTGGCAAATGTGTCTTCAACAAACTCCGAGGA